CATAGACCTTACCATCATATATATGTTTTGAATTACACACATCTTCAAAAAGTACTTTACGTATCTGTTCATTACCGTCCATATAATAATCATTAACAATATTTAAAAATTCAACTTGAACTTGCCTAGGTATACTACCATCAAAGGCTGAAAAATCTCCGGCAATTATATTATCAGTGTGAACCCCAGCATTAAGTTTACGAGCTAGCACATGCCAATCTATAGAATAAGGATTCATACCAACACCAGAACCATTCTTAAATCTATTAGACATATACCATCTAACAAAATCTAAGAAATACATCCTGGTAGCAATTAAAAGATCAACAGGTGATGCCGAAACTAACCTAGTTTTACCTAACTCAGCTTTAGCAATAGGGCGTCTTTCATCCTTAAGGAAATCCATATATACATGATCAAGACGAATTCCTCTCTTCGCATTTTCTATTATATTATTAACAGAGTCATACAACTCCTTACAATCTTTAGACTCAAAATTATAATCTTGGTCTTTACCAAAGAAGTGGCTCTTACCTTTATGTCCACTAGGAACGTTTAAAACCCAGGGGTAACCAGCAGAAGTGCTACGTGGAATACCCTCACAATTTGGGATCCCTGGAATACCTTTAACAGCTTCTTCAAATGTAAAAACTTTTGGCTCCCAAGGTACATCGTCAGAAGAGTCATTAAACATATGATTCTTATAACTATTAGTGCACCAAGATAGAACATCAGAGTTCATTAAATAAACATTCTTCAAATAATTATTCCTAGCTATAGACCAGGGATCTCTATGTTCACCATCCTTACTAACAAACTTTTTTAATTTTGCAGGTATAGTTATACTCTCACAAATAATATTCCTCAAGGGAGATGGAATTATACTTGTCATCATAGCAGTACGATTCTTAACATCATTATACAACACTTTAAAACCCTGGGGCTCAACAGTGTCATACGTAACTTGCTTGTCTTTATAATAATTAGGCTCATCTTGAACCAAATCAGTAGGTAAACAATCAATAAAACTTTGGATCATCTTCCTAGTTATATTAACCGAAAAACCCTTTTTACCATTACCTGCAACATGAAAACCTATAATTTTAGATTGCCTAGTATTGGAATCAACTAGACTAAGGATAGCACCACATTGTCCCACAGTAGTGGGAATATCATATTCATATGCCTTCGAACAACAATAATCCGAATAAGACAAATCTTTGAATGGCATCACCTCAGTTATATTAATATTGTACCCTTTTGCCTCAGGCACCAACAAAGCACCAGTAAACTTGCCTTTAATAGACGAAAAATCATCAACTATATAAGGCAACAAATCTGGGCACTTCGGTAAAACATCTGGAAACCTAGCCAAACAAACATCCTCTTCAGAAACCTCTTCAGGTTGAACAAACTTTATCTTAGTAGGATCAATCTCAATCGTTAACTCGGGAGTAGTAACTTG